CTCGCACGGCTACACTTTAAAAATGATAGCTGAAGTGTTCAATCGAAACCACGCAACGATACTTTACTCAGTCAGAATTGTAAACGAGATGCTGGACGTTAACGACCCAATGCTTGCAAAGATTAATTTTCGATATAACGAAATACAAGAAGATGAACGAGCAACATCTTAAAGCGTTAAAGTGTATGGTATTCGCTCAGTCGTTTGTTGAGGCACTAGATGACTTCGGAGGCACTAGCGCATTCAAGTACCAGCTAAAGAACAAAGGTAATTCGTTTGCTAAAGAGGTTGACAAGTTTCTAAACGACACCTATTCAAACGGAAGCACGGACACTTCAATAGTTAACCTTATCGAAGGTTGTCAGGATGCTATCGACAAGCTGGTAGATGAGAGCGTAACGGTAACCGAGTAAGAACATTGTGATTAACAAAGATGTGAGTAAAAAAAAGAAAATGAAAGAAACAGAATTAAAATTAACAGAAGAGTGGCTTTGTAGTGTTGGATTTGGAGATAATAATTGGAGCAGATACGCTATTGAAATTGATATGGATGGTGCTTGGCTATGCTTAGATTGTTGCGAAGAGAAAGATGTTTTTACAACGGTTTCAATTTACGATGAAGTTCAAAATTGTGCAGTTTATTTGCGACCACTTAATTACATAAGCGAAGTGAAGAGCCTTTATTTTTTGCTGACTGAAGAAGAACTAATTAAAAACAAAGAATATGAAACGATACCAAGTTAAACGATGGGACAAGCGGAACACGCTCCTATTTTGGAAGTACGCAGTTCCAGCACTTACCTCAATGTGGCTATTTATTGTTGGAATTATAGGCTCAATATTATGAGACACGGTAGTTTATTTTCGGGAATTGGAGGCTTTGACTTAGCGGCTGAGTGGATGGGTTGGGAAAACGTCTTTCATTGTGAATGGAACGAGTTTGGTCAGAAGATTCTAAAGCACCACTTCCCGGAAGCCGATAGTTATTCAGATATTACAAAAACAGATTTTCAAAAATATGAAGGAACAATTGACATTATTTCAGGAGGCTTCCCTTGCCAACCCTTTAGCCTCGCTGGAAAGCGGAAAGGAACGGAGGACGAACGCTACTTGTGGCACGAAATGCTTAGAGCAATACAAGAGATTAAGCCCAAGTTCGTCATTGCAGAAAACGTCTATGGTATCGTCAATATTGATGGCGGAATGGTATTCGAGCAAGTGTGCCTTGATTTGGAAAGTGAAGGGTACGAAGTGCAACCGTTTGTTATTCCAGCTTGCGCCAAAGACGCTCCGCACCGAAGGGACCGGGTTTGGTTTGTTGCCTACCGTAAAAACGTTCGATGCGACTGGACAAAGGAAACTGGACGAGAACGGCAAGAACATAAGCAAGACGAGCGGAACAAGTTACGGAGTTCATCTAACGCAAATGGCGGAGAGCGGACTTCTTCCAACACCAGCGACAAGGGACTACAAAGGAGCGAGGAAAAAAGAAACTTTAGAGAAAGCCGGGAGAAACGAAACGAACTCACTACCCGACCACTTTGCCCAAACTGGGAAGAGTTCCCAACTGAGTCCCCACTTTGTAGGCGAGATGATGGGCTTCCCGAAAGACTGGACGGTATCTCCTTTCCTAAATGGAGAAGAGAGTCCATTAAAGCCTACGGAAACGCAATAGTTCCGCAAGTAGCTTTTGAAATTTTCAAGGCTTTAAACGAAAATATTTCTTAAATTTGTAATGTCTATGCAGAGACTGGTTAACAATATTACAATGGCTTGGGTTAGTAGGAACTGCATTTCCGAACACCTGAGCCGTTTTTAATTATGGCGGAAAACAAAAAGGCATTTGTAGCCTATTGCGACTGGCTCGAATCGTTTGAAGAACTAACGGACGAAGAAGCTGGAAAACTTGCAAAACACTTATTCAGATACGTTAACGACCAAAACCCCGAAGCACCCGACCGAATGACGAAGATGTGCTTTATTCCAATCAAGCAAAGCCTGAAGCGCGACCTTGTGAAGTATGAAGAAAGAGCGGAAAGGGCTAGGATAAACGGGTTAAAAGGAGGACGACCTAAAACCCAAAAAACCCAGTCGGTTAATTCAGAACCCAAAAAAGCTGATACAGTAACAGATACAGTAACAGTAACAGATACAGTAAGTGTATCATCTAAAGATGATGGTAAAGCACCACCATCGTTAGAAGAAGTTATTTTGTACTTTGACGAAAACGGATACACTAAGGACTCAGCTACTAAGATGTTTGAATACTATGAAGAAAGTAGAAAGCCAAGAGGCAGAGTTTGGAAGGACGGGCGAGGCAACACGGTCAAGAACTGGAAGCAAAAGGCTCGGAGCGTTTGGTTTAAACCCGACAACCTGAAGAGCAACCAAGAGTATGATTTTAAGAACTTTGATAACGTAATTTATCCGTAATGATACAAGACTATTTAAACCACCTGAACAACGGCTCAACAATTTATAAGCTAAAGCCATACGGTGAAGATAAATTCAACGGTGCAAGGTTAGCTTTTATTGAATGTTGTAAGTCCATTGTTCCGAACTGGAGAGATGTAAGCCCGGCAACCACCGACCAACTCGTTAGGTATTGCGTACAATCCGACAAGTTTAAAGGCGACCTTTCTAAAGGCATTATTCTAATGGGCAACACGGGAGTAGGAAAGACCGTTTATTTAAAGGCACTTAGTTTAATGATGGGCTACACTAACAAGTTTAAGTTTAACATATTTACGGGTTTTGAGATGGAACGACTATACCAACTGGACTCGAACCACTCGGACGTTTACCCGTTAGAATCAGCCTTACAAAGTAAGATGTTCGGAATAGACGACTTAGGCGAAGAACATTCTTCTATAAAAAGATACGGAACTGAGATTAACGTAGGCATTGACACGCTAACACAACGCCACCAGCTTTACACTAACAAAGGCTACCTAACGTTTGCCACGAGTAACTTAAACGCTGATATGATGGCGAAGAAATACGGTAAGAGAATCGAGTCAAGAATGCACGAAATGTTTAATATAATTGGAGTAACTGGTAACGATTTAAGGAAGACTAAGTAGACAACGTTAAATATAAAAACAGTTAAATTATGGATTGGATAAAATACAGTTGGGATAACAGAGAGAGCCACCCACCAACAGCAGGAAGATATTTAATATACAGAACTAAATGTGACAAGATGCACTTTGAACAATGGAATGGTAGTGGGTGGAGCAGTTCAAATAATGACTGTACCCATTGGAGTAAACCACAGAAGCCAATAATTTAATTGGTTTTATATAATGTTGTAAAACGTAATATGAGATGAGATTATTAGATGTAGAAAGTGTAGTAGGTGATGATACTGCGTTGATAGTTCTTGCACAAACAGGTGTTAAATACACTGCTCAGTGCGGTGGAATGGGTTGCACACACCCAGAGGCGGAAGGGTATGTTTTTGGACTTGGTGGGTTTATGCAGGATTTTGACACGTGCGAATACGGTTGTTTGTACATGGATAGAGACATTAAATATCAAAAAAGGTTACGCGATGCGGTGAATGAATATTGCGAGGACAATCAACCGTATGGCGATGTGATAAGGTTTGATGACAGTAGAATTTCAGAAGCTCAAGAAGGTTGGATACCTGTTGTGCTGAACGGATCGCTTAGATTTCCAGAAATAACATTCAATGGAGAAAAAGGGTTTATACATAACTTCAACTGTGATTGATTATGTTTTACAACGGTTAGTATATGGTTTTGTAAGCCATGACAAAAATTTACAAATTGAAAACGAATATTAATTAGGCTTATAAACTATATACATTGTTGTGTGTAGTACGGAATTTAAGCCACAAACTTTATAAAATGGCACGAAGAAAACGATTTAACAGCGAAAAAGCCGCCCTTTCATTTGCTTTAAAAGTAGATGGAAAGGTAAATGATTGTAGAACAATTGAAGGTGCAAAAAGCCCTTTCACAGTTACATACCAACCAAACGAGAAAACGAAAAAACACGGACAAGGAAGGTTTTACGAACCTGAATTTGCACCCGAAGAAGGGCGAGATTTTGGTTATCCAAATGAATACTGGCAGTAGTATTACACACAACAAGTAGCTATGAAAGCGTTTCAATGTTTCATGGCTTACGTTGTCGGATAACAAGAAAACTAAATGAATCAATACGAAGTATTCACGCTTACATTCTCTAAGATAGTCAAAGCGGTAGACAAAGACTCAGCTAAGATTGCCTTCGAGCAGATGTTTAAAAACGCTGAGATAATTCAGATAAAGGAATACGAATTTATGGGCGAACGTAACAAGTAAATAAAAAAGACTAACTTAGTCGCGTGAGAGACAAAGCGGTAATAGATTTAATAGGAGACGAAGAACTTTGGGAACTAGCTAATAAAATTTGCTCAGTCCCGGACGACCTTATCCAAGAAGTTGCGCTTGTGTTGATGGAATTATCAGAAGAGAAGTGGCAACAAATTA